TTGCGCTGAGCGATCTTTAAGCCATTCTAAAAATTGCGATGTCATATCGACCATATCTGCTTTTTCCGAATTAGGAAATTTAGTCATTTGATTTTCATAGTCAAACAACCATTCTCCCCTTTCAGGCAAAAAACAAATGCCAGCTTCAATCATTGCGGAAACATTATGTAACCTAACTATTTTATTTCCTTTTGCAGAAGAAATGTCAATCTTCTTAACTGCGAACCTTCCATCTCGATTTAAAGTTTGAATTAAAGATTGCCCTGATGCCTTATTTTCAATAAGCGTCCAATCTGGCTTATGTTTTTCTAAGAATGATATTAATTTCCTCTCAATATCAGGATAAGCTAAATTTTCATTAAGTAAATCTAATAAATATGCTTTATTATCCTTAATTCCCCACGCACCAAAGCAAGTTGGGTCTGACAATTGAGTTGGTTGATAAGCAGTATCGCAGGAAACAACAATTGTTTCAAATTCCATAGCTTCTAGCAACGCTTCACTATATCTTTTAAACCAATGTAATTTTACAATATTTCCACCCTCCGCCATTGGATTTTGCTGAATTTGAGCTGCATAATCTTGACTTCCTAACGAAACCTTTAACTCACCTAAAATTTTATCTGACAAACGATTTTCTTGTAATAACTCACCCTCCTCGACTGTTTTATTAAAACTTCCGAATGAAAAGGTTTTTCGATTTTCAAACTTTCCTTGTAAACAAAGATGTTCATACCCACCTTCTTTAAGTAACATTCCGGTTAAATCTCGCTCATGTAATCTTTGTTCAATAACAATAATGACATCATCATTTTGGTTATTTAATCTAGTTTTAAATGCTGGATTAAAGCTATTTAATGCTGTTTCTCTTTCTTGATCTGATCTTGCCATTCGCGAAGAAAGATAATCATCAACAATTAGAAAATTCGCTCCCATACCAATTGCCCCCCCTCCTGTAGATGTTGAATATCGGTAACCATTCTTTGAAGTATCAAATCTAGTTTTTTGGTTTTGATCCTTTAATAAATGAAGGTCGGGGAAAATTTCTTTGTACCAATCTGATTCTACCAACTGTCTAGTTCTGACCGATAAATCTGTTGATAAAGTATCAGCGTAAGAAACACACATAAACTTTAACGCTGGGTCTGTTCCTAATCCCCATGCTGGAAAAGCGATTGAAGCTAGGCTTGATTTTAACATCCTAAAAGGAATATTTATAACTAATCTTTTTAAGTCTCTGCTAAAGCATGCCATTAAATATTCTGAAAGGCAATCAATATGCCAATTATGCTCAAGGTTTGTGCTTGGATTTAAATGCTGGAAGGCTCTGCGAAAGAATGTAGGAAAATCATTTCTTAGATTTTCTTTTTCTACTTCTCGAACAATTGAGTGAATAAATTCCGGTTGTGGTAAATTCATAGGTTCTATTATGGTTTGGTTTTTGTAGTTAATCACTACAACATTGAATTGTCGCTTGTCAAGTTATTTGTTTCAATCAAAATCTCATATGATTTCTTTAAGGGTTTTTAGAAATCATGTGGGTTGGTTCACCACGCTGACCCCCTAAAATAAGTATCACCATTACTTAATAAAATGAGAGCCACATTAACATTTTTAAAAGATTTTTATAGCCCATTACACAAGAAATGGTTTATTGCGGCTGATCCCAAGAATTCCTCTATTGAAGTTGAAGTTGATGAATACGGTGTACCTCTAAATTCTTTCTGGTACGAGCAAATCCGTCAAGATGAAGATAAATCTTATTTCAAATTAGTCACCACTAATCTTAAATCCAAAAAATAACGCTTATGAGTGCTGGTTTATATCCTATTTCTACTTTTACACTTAATACCGCTAATCAAGCTATCGCACCCGCTCCAAGAAGACCATTAATTTTGGCTCAAGGAACTTCTGCTGGTAGTTTTACCTCTGGCGCATTAGTTCAAAATATCAGTAATGATTTGAATACCGCAAAAGATTTATGCGGTGGCGGTTCAATTGGTCAAATAATGATCGATGCCTTTAAAGAAGAAAATCCTTTTAGCCCTTTGGATGTTATCATTGTTTCTGATAATGGATCGGGTGTAGCAGCTACTGGAACGATTGTATTTACAGCAACTCCAACAGCTTCTGGCACTCTATATGTTACGATTGGATCATACATAAATAATCGTTATGAGATTCCAGTTACTACAAGTTCAACTCCAACAACTTTGGGCGACGCTTTAGCAGCAGCTATTTTGGCAGATGTTTATTCGCCAGTAACTTCGGTGAATACTACTGGCTCTGTTGCTTTGACTGCAAAAAGTAAGGGTACAGAAGGAAATGGAATCGGTTTAAGAGTTGAAGGAACTGTTGCGGGTGTTTCTGTTGCTCTGACAGCTTTTGCTTCGGGTGCAACTGATCCATCTTTGACTGGTGTTTTGACTAAAATTGATGAAAGTCGTTACGATATTATTACAGAATTAGCATTTTTAACTCCTGTGAAAGCTCATTTAGAACCTAAATTTAATTCTACAAACCAAGTTTTAGATGGCATCGCTTTTGTAACTAATATGGACACTTATGCTAACTTACAAACTGCTTTAGCTCCGGGAACTTTAGCTTCTCAAGTCATCCAATATACTTGCAATAAAAAGATAAACGATGCCGACTGGAAAGGTGGAGCATTACTAGAATTAAACTATGCACTTTCTGCTAGATTGGGTGCTTTAAGAGCTTTAAGATTTGTTCCTAATGCGATTCTAAATTCATTCATGGTGGCTGGTAATAATAGAGGTGGCATAGCTTTAGCTAGCGTACCTTACCATAACATGAAATTAAACAATGTTACCACCATCCCAACTGGCAAAAACTTCTTACAAACCGAAGCAATTGCATTAGGTGATCTAGGTGGTACAACTTTAAGCATGGATTCAAGCGGTACAGTTACTGTTACCAATCCTTTCTGGCTAACTTGTTATAAAGCGGCAACTCCAACAGCAATCGGCTCTACTTACTCAACAGTAAATAGAAACGATACAGCAACAACAGCAAGAGAATATATTTTCCGCAATATGAAGGAGAATTTTGCTCAATATGCCTTGACCTCTGGAACAATTCCTGCTGCTCCGGGTATTTTAATTGCTAATGAAAAATCAATCAAAGCTTACCTGGTAGGACTTTGGAATGATCTTTATCAATTGGGAATTTTACAAGGTGGAGTTACTGATGATGGAACTGATTTGCAAGATTTATTCACTCAAAACCTAATAGTCAATGTTGATACTTCAGCAGGCTCTGTAACTGGTTCTATGGCAATTATTGTAATGGGTCAATTAACATCATTTGATTTTGATATAACCCCTAATTCATCACCTAATCAATAAGTTATATGGTAGCACAATTTACACCCAAGCAACTCTTCGTTAATGGTCAGGCAATAGCAATCGACCAGCAAAGTTTGAAAACAACTGGCGGTTACGGTGAAACTATAATGAGAACACAGGTATTTGGAAAAAGTGTAGTTCAAGTTCCGGGTCAAGATTTATCAAAAGCAACTTCAAAAGTGGTATTTGATCTTTTAGCTTTAGATTCTGATTCCGATAAAGAGGATGTTAAAACTTTGATTAAAACTTGGAAGCAAGCCAGCAATGGTGTTTTAATTACTGTTGTTCCTGATGGAGTTGGTAAAACTCAAAACTTCCAAAATATGTACTTAACTAATGATCCAGAAGTTAATGAGAATCCTAACGGAATGGTTTCTTTTACCTTCGAGGGCAAACCAATTCAATTAACATAATATGCTAATTTTTGAAAAAGAATACGAATTATTACAAGAAGTATGCTATCCTTATAAAGGTGCTGAAAAAAGAACTAAAAGCGTAATTCTTAAAGCTCCAACTTTCAAGCAAGCAGAAAAATTTGAAACAGCTGATCGACAATTAAACAGAATAACTGCTTTAACTAATTTTATTTGTGATTGTGAATTAATTGTAACTAAAGAAGACGGTAATATTCCTATCTCTAGCGTGTTTTTGAATGATTTACATATTAAAGCAATTGGCGATCTTTTAGCTAATTACAACAAATTTTTTTTAGCTTCGGAACAGTTGGAAGAAGAAAAGAAATAAAAGAAATTATTTATCATTTTCTAAAACATCACAACGGAGCTTTTACTTATCAGGATATAATTAATATGCCAATCCCAGAATTCTTAGAATGGCACGAATTGGCAGTAAAAGTAGCCAATGAAATTAAAAGGGAGGCAGAAAAAAGATGAGTAATGATATAAGCTATGTAATTAAGGTCGTTGACGATTTTTCTGCCAATATTAAAAAATTCCAAGTCGACATTACTGTTGCCACGAAAGCTGCCGATAAAGCTCAAAAGAGTTTAGACCAAACCTCAAAGACTAGTAAGTTTTTCACTCAAAATTTGCGTGATTTAGGGAAAGCTGCTGGACTTTATATGGGCTTCCAACAAATTAAGCAATTTGGGAAAGAAGTTTTTAATACCAGAATCCAAATGGATAGTATGTCTGCCTCTTTGTCAGCTATTTTACCTAAATTTGATAAGAGTAAATCAGGCGTACAACTTGCCTCTGAAGAGATGGAATATTTAAGAGGAGTTACGAATAAACTAGGTGTAAGTTTTGAAACCGCCCTTCCTAATTATATGCAATTTCTTGCAGGTTCAAAAGATAATTTAGAAACTACCAGAAAAACCTTTGAAGCGTTTGCCGGACTTTCAAGAATGTACGGGCTTGATAATCAGCGATTTGGTTTAGTCATCAACGCTTTAAGCCAAATGCAAAGCAAGGGCGTTGTATCAATGGAAGAATTGCGCCAACAATTAGGCGATTCTTTACCTGGTGCATTAAAACTATTCGCGGATGCTGCGGGTATGTCAACGGCACAATTTACAAAATTAGTTGCTGAAGGTAGGATCGGATCAGGAATTATTAAAGTTGTCGGTGAGAATATTACTAAACTATATGGTCAGGACATCGCCAATGCTTCAGAAACTCTAGGGGCAAAAACTGCTGTATTGGGCAATGAATGGCTAAGATTTAAAGATGTTTTAGGAAAAGAATTTGCTCCTGCTATGGCTGGTACAGTAGCGGGGTTGACTGATGGAATTGTGGCAACTACAGGTTTCTTTGAGGCGATAAATAATCAAACCGCTTTTTCTAAACTAGATGAAGATATGCAAGGAGCGATTACAGCACTAAGAATTATGAAGGGTTTAATGGAGGGTGTGGGAAGTATAGTTGAAGGCTTTGGAATTCTTGGAGAAGCGGCGTGGACGCTAGGAAGCCCATCTGGGAAAAAGAAAAAAAGATTATCTAGTGGTTTAAAAGAAGAAGCCCCAAAAGATGCTTTATCTCAATTGACAACGCAAGATCCTTATTCTAGTGCCAGAACTCCACCACAAAAAATAGAGCTAGAAATAAATCATGTGAACGCTCCAAAAGGTACAACGGTTGAAGTTAAGCGCTCTTCTGTAACTAATCTAAGAGTAGGAAATACCGTTGGAATTAATCAAGGAGGTGCTTTCTAATGTCAATATTAAGTGGTTTCCAAAGAGTAAAATTCAGAGATGCAGAATTCTATGTAAGAGCAGTCTCAAATCAAGATTTAGGCAGAAAGGTAGTAATTCACGAATATGTTAATGCTGGTCGTTATGTGGAAGGCGACCACCG